TGGATAAGGGGTATTACGGAGACTCCGAGTACGTCCATCTGTGGGTCCACTTGCTCATGAAGGCGACCTATTGCAAGCGGGAGTACCTGTTCAATGGGAAGATCGAGCACTTACAACCCGGCCAGTTCATCACCGGCAGGAACTCCATCAGCAAGGAAACTGGCATTCATCGTTCGAAGGTCGAGCGCATCTTAAACTGCTTCGAGTCCGAGCATCAAATTGAGCAACAGAAAACAAACAAATTCAGAATAATTACAATAACTAATTGGGATGAGTACCAGACACTTGAGCAACAAGATGAGCAACAAATGAGCATCCAGCGAGCATCCAGCGAGCATCCAGTGAGCACAAACAAGAAAGATAAGAAAGATAAGAAAGATAAGAAAGAAGAAATACCTCTTGGCGAACCCTTCATTTTCATGCCCCTCGTAGACAACTCAGAGCATCCCATTTACCCAAACATGATCCAGGAGTGGAAGAACCTTTATCCGAAGGTGGATGTCGAGCAGGCGCTCCGGGACATCAGGGGGTGGAACCTGGCAAACCTAACCCGGAGAAAGACAAAAGGCGGCATCCTGAAACACATCAACTCGTGGCTGGCAAAGGAGCAAAACCATGGAGGATCAAACGGACGTGGCACAGGCGGGACAGTTAAAGCTCCTGAAAAAGCGGGAAGAGCTCAAAGTGACGGAGCCGAGTATCCCACAGACTATGAATTTTCATGAGGAGATACAGAAAATCGGACAGAGAGGCCTTGAACTGGCACGACAGCGGGCCGAGGTGGCAGCCGCCATGGAGGTCATTGAAGGGCCGAAGCCTGTAAAAGAACCAGAACCAAAGGCGCCAGCAATCAATCAGCACATCCCGAAGGCATACCGGGAGTGCCGTTTCGATACATTCCAGGGGAACGACAAGATGGTCCAGGGGCTCATAAAGCTGGCCGATACGGGGTGTGACATCGTGTTGCGGGGTGAGACAGGGTGTGGCAAGACGCACCTCGCCGTGGCACTGATGCAGCATGCCGGCCATGGGTACTTCACGACAGCCCCGGAGCTGCTACTGCGAATCCGCTCGACGTTCAATGACGGGGGATGGGAAACGGAAGACGAGGTCATCCGGGATCTGTGCAGCCACGACCTGCTCGTTCTGGACGACCTGGGAGCCGAGAAAACCACCGAATTCGCCATCACAACCCTTTACATCATCATCGATCGCCGGATCCGGGACGCAAAGCGCACCATCATCACGACCAATCTCAGCCTGAAAGAGATTGAGGACAAGCTGGATGCCCGGATCGCCTCAAGGCTTTCCGGTATGCAGAACGTCAAGATCAACATGCCCGACTACCGAAAGAAGAGGCCATCATGAATGCCCTCTTCGCCCTCATCGACTCCGGCGCCGCCGACATCTACCTCATCGCGGCCATGCTGATAATCTTCATCATCTGCTGTGTGGGGAGGGGGAAATGATGGATGACATGCTCGTGGGCTGGGATGAAATCGCGGCTTACCTAAAAGTCTCCGTTAAAACAGCCCAGCGCTGGGAAAAAGACGGGCACATGCCTATCGTCCGTCTCTTCTGTGGCTCCGTGAGAGCTTCCCGAAAGGAAATCAAGTACTGGATCGTCAGAACAAACGACATAATCGAGTCAATGTCGCAAGATGTCGCTAAATGACGCTAGACGCCTATAGCTTTTTTTCAAACCTGCCTATCTAATCCTTCCTAGATGCCCGGAGCATCAACGGGTTCCCAAGCAAATCCAGCATTGAGCCGTCAGTGTCATGTTACCGGGCACCCACTATGTCATTAAGCAACGGGTCACAGGCCGGAAAGCAGGCATCTCAAGAGGCAAAGAACTGCCGACTCGTTGCCATTGAGAAGGCCGGCGGGACGTTCCCGAAGATAGCCCGTGAGCTGTGCGGGATCGCTTTTTCAGACATTGCAGACTTTGTGACCGTGGCCGAGGGCGGGGAAGTCCAGGCCATCCCATCCAACGAAATCCCCAAGCGCAAACGAAAAGCCATCAAGAAGATCCGGGAGAAGCGGCGAATACTCAACACCCCGGGAGACAAGGGCGATGTGGTCCTGGACCAGAGCACCGAATACGAGCTTTACGACAAAATGGACGCCCTGAAGTACCTCTGCAGACTCCGGGGCGACGAGGTGCAGAAGATCGACTTGGGCATCCAGGGCATCGAGGACATCCTACGCAAGCTGGACGGCAAGAATGAGTGAGTGGATGGAGGCAAAGGTTGCATCCCTACGCGCTAATTTCCGCGAGTTTGCGGCCGCCTGCCTGTTTGTCAGGGATCACACCACAAAGCGCATCCTGCCATTCAACCTCAACCGCCCACAGCGCATCCTTGACGCCGTCGTGGAGAAGCAGAGATCCGAGATCGGCTACGTCAGGATCATCCTCGACAAGGCCAGGAGGTTCGGGGGATCAACCTACATCGAGGGCAGAGGATACTGGAAAACATCGCTCAACTTCAATGTCAACGCCTTCATCGTAGCCCACGAGGAAGACTCAACCGACACCCTGTTCAGCATGGCCCGCCTGTTCCACGAGCAAAACCCCCTCAAGCCCAAGACCAAATACAGCTCGAAGAAAGAACTCCTCTTCGACACGAAAGAGGGCACAGGGCTCAAGAGCGAGTACTCCCTTGCCAGCGCAAAGACGACGAGCGCCGGCCGCTCCCAGGGCGTGCATTTCCTTCACGGCTCCGAGGTGGCTTTCTGGGACGGCAACCCCGACGACCTGCTCGACGGCCTGATGTCCTGCATCTCCGACCCCAAGGATACCGAGGTTTACCTGGAGAGCACCGGCAACGGGTTCGGCAACCGCTTTCAACGCGATGTCTTCGACGCCTACCAGGAAGGCAGGCACCCGTACTACTCCGAGGACGGCATTACCTACGCCTGGAAGAACCCAAAGACGGATTGGGTCCTCGTCTTCATCCCCTGGTTCGCCCATGAGATCTACACCCGCCCGTTCGATACCGACGAACAGCGCCGGGAGTTCTGGCTGCAGATCAACCGCCCCGTGACCGACCGCGAGACCATGCGCCAGGTTGAGAGCGAAGCCCTTCGCCTGATAAAGCTCTACGGCCTGACCCTGGAGCAACTCCACTGGCGAGAGTGGATGATTTCCAACACGTTCAAGGATCGGGTGGAGAACTTCCAACAGGAATTCCCGGCCACGGTCGAGGAGTCGTTCCTCACCCAGGGCGCCAACCTCTACGGCAAGGCCCTGTGTGACCTGCTTGAGGCCGCCTGCATCGATCCTATCCTCGTAGGCGACCCGGTGGACCGGCAGGGCAAGACGAAGATCAGGCCCAACCCCTACGGGCATTTCAAGCTCTGGGAAAAGCCAGACCCGAAGATGTCCTACGTCCTCACGGTGGACGCCGGCGGCGGGGTGAAGAAGTCCCAGGAAGAGGCCAACCGGGAGCCCGACCCGACCTGCATTGATGTCTGGAACCACAGGACCGGGACCCAGGCGGCACAATGGCACGGGCATATTCACTACGGGATGATCGGGGAAGTGACGGAGTTGATCGGCAACCTGTATCACCGTGCGCCTGCCTGCGTCGAACTCAACAACCATGGATACACGGTGGTCGATGACCTGACCAAGCGGGCCTACCCGCAGTTCGAGATGAAGCCCGGCGAGCCCGGCTGGATCACGACAAAGAAATCCCGCCCGAAGATGCTGGATGCCCTGCACGAGCTGGGGGGAGCGGGAGCCCTGCAGATCCGCTGCAAGGAGACGGTCAGCGAAATGCGGACCTTCGTGGAAATAAACATGAAGTACCAGGCCGAGAGCGGCTGCCACGACGAAAGGGTGATCACGGCGGCCATGGCCTCCGAAATGATGACCCTACTGGCTCGCAGAATGAGCCCACAGGAGCAAAAAGACTTCCGGGGAAGGGTAGGAGCCCAGATCGGAGAGTGCGACCCCGGGTTAGACAAGAAACTCCCGCCTTCGAAGATCCGGCCGCCCGACATCTCGCTCGGCGGGTGGATGGACAGAAACCGAAGCACGGAGCCGGATGGGAGCCTCGAGGTAAGGATCGGATGAACGGATCAGCAAAGATCAGCCAGGAGATCGAGGCGCCCACATCCTGCAAGGGATGCGGCCTCAAACGCGAGGAGGCCATGGAGCAGTACGGGGGATACCTCATTCTCCCCACGGCCATCCCTTCCATCGTGACGTATATCTGTCCCGCCTGCGGGAACATGCAGGCCAACTCAAACGCCTACGAACTGACAAAGACGCTCATCGCCAAGCAGCAGAACGAGCCCCGTATCATCAAGCCTGACAACAAAGTCGTCCAACTCACACCGAGATTCAAATAGCACGGAGGTTTAGCCATGCCGAATATCAGCCTTTTGTACGACGGATTGAACCTGACAACCATGAGGCTTGCGCCTGGTGATACGGCATTGCTGATGCCCGCCGGGGCCTACAAGTACGCCGAGTACAAGATCGGTTTCGACTCGGGCGGGACGACGGCGATCACGGCCGGGATGCGTATCCTCGGGGCGACCTCCGGGGCACAGGCCGTCGTGACCTACGTTCCTGACCTGACAAGCGGGACCTGGGCCGGCGGCGACGCAGTCGGCTTCCTATACCTGAAGAGCTGGACCGGGATCGCCTTCCAGAACAACGAAAAGCTCACCGTCGAGGCCGTGGCCGATGATGCGACCGTAGACGGCACGATCATCACGCTCGGCCAGAAAGACTACATCAACCCGAACTTCTACGGCAAGACGGCCCGGCAGCTCTGGATACAGGGCGAGACGCAGTCGCTAAAGGTCGGCTGCGACGGGACCATCCCGGCCCAGACCTCGCTGATCGGCATCACGATTCCGAACGGTTCCACGATGATCCTGACCGACGCCGACAACATGGCGAAGTGCTACCTGATCAACGCAGCGAACGGGTCCAACGGATTCGCCAACGTTTTGGGAATTTTCTAGGGGGTAGGGCCATGAAAAACAAACTCATCGCAATCCTGACAACGGCCATGCTCCTCGGCTACGCAAGCAACGGCTGGGCGCCTCCGCCGAGCGGGGGAGGTACGGGTGGAGCTGTTACCGGCATGGCCGAAGATGGTTCGGTTGCCTGGACCGGGGCACCTAAACCCGACAGC